CCTTCCGCACCTTGGCGCCGCACTGCGCCCTGGCCTGCATCCACAACGCCGATCGGCTGGACGCGGACGGCGAGCCGGCGGTGCGGGATGAACATCACCTTGAGCTAGAGGAGGACTGAGAAATGCCGTTTTCAATCGCAGCGGCGGGCATCACTGCCGCCGCTGGCATCGGCTCCGCCTTGATGCAGAAGGACACCGCCAAGAGCGCGCAGAACCAGGCGCAGGCGCAGTTCGCGCAGCAGCGCGCGGACACGGCGCCCTGGCGCACGGCCGGGGAGCAATCGCTCACCGCCAACACCGATCTGCTGGGCCTCAACGGGCCGGACGCGGCCACCGCCGCCATGGGCAACTTCACCACCTCGCCCGGCTACCAGTTCCAGCTACAGGAGGGGCTGCGCGCGGTGGACGCGGGGGCCGCGGCGCAGGGCATGTTGCGCTCGGGCGCCACGCTCAAGGCCGAGCAGGAGTATGGCCAGGGGCTCGCAAACCAGGATTTCACCAACTATTACAACCGGCTCTATAATTTGTCCCAGCTCGGCGGCAACGTCGCGGTGGGCGGGGCCACGAACGCGGCCGGTTCGGCCCAGGCATCCCTCAGTGGCGCCAACGCGCAGAACAGCATCCTCGGCAACGCCGCGCAGGGGCTGGGCTCGCAGGCCAATACGCTGCTGAACAATCCCGACTTCCAGAGCTGGTGGAAGGGGACCGGCACCACCAACGCCACCATGGCAAACTACAACCCGAGCCTGACCAATCAGATTCAGGACTACAGCGGCAGCAGCGGCAGCGCCAGCAGCAGCATCATAAGGTAATCCGCCATGTCCGGCGCGCAGACTTCCCCCTTCCCGAACCAGAACGAGCTGATGCAGGCCAACGCGCAGCAGCTCGCGAACTATTACGCCCCCGAGCGCAACAGGCTGTTCATCGAGGACGCAAAGCAGCAGATCGCGGGGCGGGAGACGGAAATGATGGCGCGGGCCTCGCAAGGGCTGCTGGGGCTGGGCGACGAGGCGAAAATGGCGGCGGCATATCCCGAGACGGTGCGCTATCTCCAGTCGCAGGGCTACGCCAAGAATGCGCCGCTCGCCTTCCCCGGCAAGGCGGTGCTGGAGCGCATGGTGTCCTTCGGCATCCCGGCGGAGAAGCAATACGAGCAGGCGGGCGTGCGGACTGCCGCAACCGCCTTCACCAATAGCCTGACCGGCAACACGGGGACGGCGGCAGGCGGGCCAGCGGCCCCGGCGGGCACAGCCCCCGGCGTGATCCCGCCCGCACCAGAACTAGCCCCAATCGTCGCGCCCGGCGGCGCCAAGTTCTCGGTGGCCGCACCCTACGCCGACCGATTCCGGGGCTTGGTCGCCGACCTGGAGGCGGAGGGCTACAAGATCGATCCGGGCACGTCCGGCGGCTACAACCCGCGCGTGATCGCCGGCACCAATACGCCATCCGAGCACAGCCACGGGGCGGCCGTGGACATCAACTGGGGCCGCAACGCACGCGGCAGTGCCGGCGATATCCCGCCCGAACTGGCGCGCAGGCTCGCCGCAAAATATGGCCTTACCTGGGGCGGGGACTGGGAGGGCGAAACCCGCGACCCGATGCACTTTGAGGTGGCGGCGGCGAACCGCGGAGCCGCCCCCGTGCGCGGCGTTGCAGCCCGCACAGGCGGCACGGACGTTGCCAGCGCCGGCACCACCGCCGCGCCGCAACTGGCCGCCCCGGCGCTCATCAACCCGCTATCGTCTCCCGCCGCCGTCGCCAGTATTGGCGCGCCCCCCGCACCCGGCAGCGTAGCGGCGCAGACAGCCGGCCTTGTCGTGCCACAGGGCGCAACCCCGCAGCCGGGTGTGGCGGCCCCAGCACCCGCCCCAACGGCACCCACGCCCGCCCCAGGCGCCCCGGCGGCCGTGCTCCCGCCGCTGCCGCCAGCACCGCTGCCGACGATCGGCAACACCGGACTGACCGCTGACCAGATCACCACGCTTAAGGGTAAAGCCGCCAACGCCCGCACGCCGCAGCAAATCGCGGAGCTTCACGCAGATGCACAAACCTATCGCCAGCAGAACGTCGCGGCGAACGAGAAGCATGAGCAGGCCGTCTATGCGCGGACGGAGAAGGCACAGGCCGACCGGCGGGCGGACGCGGCGGCGGCCGAGACGGTGAAGCAGCACGGCCTGGAGGAGGCGCACCGGCAGGCCGAATTTGCCCGCAACCAGGCCAATGACCACCTGGCGCAGGTGCAGCGTGACTTTACGAACGGCCATACCACTGAGGCTGCCAGGCGTGCAGCGGAGGCACACGCGGCGGCCATGGCCAAGGCGGCATCGGATGCGGCCGATGCGGCGAATCCCTACCACGGTAAGGACCATAACTCGGCGATCCTCTGGCGCGGAAACCAGACCGGCGGCGATACATCCACGCAGGAATATGCGGATGCTTACCGGGCGAAGAAGTTTCAGACGGCACCGAACGGCAGCGTCGTCGAGGTGGAACTGCCATGGAAGCCGCCCACGGGGCCGAACGCCGCTACAGCGACGGCAAAGCCGAAATTCATCGCCCAGCCCAGCGACACCGCGCGCAACGAGGTGCGCAAGGTAGACAACGACGCCGTCCTCATTACCTCGGCAATGGACCGCTATTTGAACTTGCATGACAAGCAAGGCGGCGGCTCCTGGGATGCGTTCTGGAGCAACCCGACATCGCCCGAGGCGCAGCGGCTCCTGGGCGCGTTCGATGTCATGAAGACTACCCTGCGCAGTCCGGCCTTCTACAACACCGGCGTGTTGCAGCCGGCCGAAATGGAACTGCTGAAACAGGATTTGATATCGCCGCAGACGTTGCGCGGCGTGTTCGCGACCCCGGAAGCCATGAAGGCGCGCCTGGGCGAGATCAAAATGGCGATCCTCATGCGGCAGGATCAGGAATTGCGCTCCATCGGGCTGCCCGGCTCCATGGTCCGCAACGACAAGGAATATGATGCACTCCCGCCCGGCGCGACCTTCTACGACAAGGACGGGCACAAACGGCAGAAGCCGGAGGCCAACTGATGGCGAAGTGGGAAGAAGCGCCGATCATCCAGCCACTGGTGCCGCCGAGTGCGGTGCGGGAGCAGCCCACCGACAGCCAGCCCGCCACGCCGGGCTTCGAGGGCAACGTCGTTGTGCCTGACGCGGCGACGATCGAGGGCGGCTTGGTCAAGCAACTAGTGCGCCCCGCGCCTCCAGTAGCCCCTGCCGCCGAATCTCCCCCGGCTACGCCAGGGTTCGAGGGCAACGTCGTGGTCCCCGGTGCGGCCACCATCGAAGGCGGCGGTGCGCTAGGACGCATCGGCAGCGCGGCGGTCGAGGGGTTCCGCAGTGCCCCCAATTTCTACAAGCCCGAGATGCACGCGGCGGTCGATCAGGGGCCGGTCGGGCGGTTTCTCACTAACCCCCTGCTGGACACCGCCAGCGGCGTCCTGGGCGGACTGGCGCACGGCATCGGCCAGGCCGCTTATGAGACGGGCAACGCGATCGGCGGTCCCCAGCTTGGCCGCGATTTCTACATGGGCAACCAAGTGGCGCCTGTGGCGGCGATCGGCGCCCCGCTTCCGAACCGCCTGCTGGCAGCCCCGGAGCGGCCCCCCGAGCCCAAAGGCTTCCCGCTGTCACGCGCGGAGAAATTCGACGCATTCATGTCCCGCCTGTCGCCCGAGGAGCGGGCGCGCTGGGCCGAGACATCGCCCGAGGGCAAGGCGTGGCTGGCCCAGCGGCAGAGCGCCAGCCCGCCAGCCGGCCCGAACCCCGTGGCCGAGCCACCAACGCCCGCGCCAGCACCAGCACCAACGGCGCCAGCCGCCCCAATCACCACCACCGCCCAGGCAAAGGCGGTGGCGTCGTCGCTCTACAAGATCGCGGACCAGGCCGATGGCACGCTGACGCCAAACTTCGTCGGCAAGTGGCTGGACGGCGTTGGGGCCAAGCTGCCGCAGACAGAAGCCGGGAAGGCCGTCGCGGGAGAAAGTCCGACCGCCGCGCTTGCCGAGCGAATGAAAACGCTTCGGGACAAGCCAATGACGATCCAGGCCGTGCAGGAGGTCGATGAAGCCTTGAGCGGCCTGATCGACAAGGAATACGGGGTTAAAGGGATTTCCAAGGAGGGGCAGAGGCTCCTGGATATTCAGCACTCCTTACGCGACCACATCGCCGAGGCGGGCGCCGGGGACATCACTGGCGGCACGGCGGGCTTCGATGCGCTCAGCCAGGCCCGCAAGGCTTGGTCGCAAGCCATGAAGATGGACGACCTGGAGCGCATTCAGTATCGGGCGAGCCTGACCGACAACCCGGCCACGTCGATCAAGACGCAGGTCAGGACGCTGCTTACCAATCGGGCGAAATCCCGTGGCTATGACGCCGCCGAAATAGCGGCTCTGGAGGAGGCGGCGCAACGTGGCGTGATCGGCGGTGCGCTGCATGTGTTCGGGAGCCGTCTTGTGCCGATGGTGGCGGGAGCGGCGGGGGCGAGCGGGGGCTTGGCCTCTAGCATTATTTCCGCTGGCGTGGCGCATCTCGGCACGGCGAAGCTGCGAGACTGGGGGACGGCGCTACAGCAGAACCGGCTCAGCAATGCCATGGGCGTGCTCGGGCAAAGCGTGCCCAACCAGTTTCTTGCCCCTCCGCCCTAGCGGATTCGATATTCCTCGATGCCGAGGGCGCGCTGGGCGGCACACCACCGCTGGAACCGGCGGCGATGATAGTAGGTCGGCAGGCTGGCGACCGGCCACGCCATGATCACACCCAGAATGGCTCCGACCACGAATGGCGCCGTCTCTAGCCTGTTGACCGCAATGGCGGAGAACATGACCCCTCCCCCGAAGCCCAGCAGAACCACCAACGCCAGGAACATCAGCACCCTGGCGAACCAGTGGCACAGCAGCCAGTAGTAGAGCAGCGCCGCAGCCGCGCCCAAGCCTATGAGGGTTGTCACGGCTGCCGCTCCAGCGTGCGCGTCTCGGGCTGGTATGTCTCGCTCATGGGTGCGCCTCGGTCAGATCGAGGCGGCGCTCGATGCGGTCAAGGCGGACCTCCACCCGGTCGATCCTGGCGTTAGTCTCGGCAACCCGCACGGCCAGGCGGGCGACCTCAAGCTCCACGCTGGACATCCTGACCTTGAGGTCGGCCACGTCGTCGATGATCCGGTCCAGCTTGGCGTCCATGCGCCGCAGCATGACGTGGGTGAGGTTGTCGGGTTCGTCGCTCATGGCTTGACCCCGAAGGCGGCGAGGATTTCCGGCAGGCGGGCGGCGATGGCGGCGAACAGCGCGATGAGCGCGCTCAAGGGTATCAGCCACAGTTCGCGGTCGAACTTCTGGGCCTCGGCGCGCAGCTTCGTGGCTTCCTCGCGCAGTTTCGCGGCTTCGGTGATGCTGCGCTCGATGCGGGCGAGTTGCTCGTCCAGGTCAAGCCGGGCGGCGGGCGTGGTGGCGCTCATAGCCGCTTCCAGCGCGGCGTCGGTGCGGGTAATCTGGGGTTAGCCATAGAGTCCTCCTCCGAAGGTTCCTCGTGGTCAGGGCGTCTGTGCTGTCGTCCGCAGCGCAGGCGCCCGATTTGTGTTTACGGCGGGGCGTAGCCCTTACGCAACTCGCTCGCTATCCTCGGTTCTCTCTCTTGCATCGGCTCGCTTCAGCGGCTCGTTTCATTCCTGATACTCGGCTCGCTCGCACGATTCGGTTCTCTCACGAGATATGGCTCGCTCGTAGCCTTCGTTTCAATCGGTATCCACGGCTCGCTCGCTTTACACGGTTCTCTCGACCAGATCGGACTCGCTCAGACGCCGCACGGCTCGCTCTCGATGCTCGGTTCTCTCTCTCTTGTCGGCTACCCCACCATAGGCCAGTTCGGGGGCGGGATTTTGTGGGCATGGCCCGCGAACACCATCGCATAGGGCGCGGGGGGCTTGGTGCCGGTGTCGTGCTCCCACCAGACCTCCTGAAGGTGGGACAAGAAGATTTTCACCGCGACGCGCTTCGCCCGCAGATGGATGCGCGCGGGCGGCAGCCGCCCGGCCTCGTAATGCGCCCGCGCCTGGGTGTCGGCGCCAAAACGCTTAGCGGCGAGCGCGGCGGCGGCCTGATCGGCGAAATCCCCCGCCGCGTTCTTGCGCTCCTCGATCACCTTGCGCTGCTTGTAAAGCTGGCCATAGAGGGCGTCGGGGTTGCCGGATACCTTCACGAACGATTCACCGACGATCCAGCATAAACGCTTAAGACTGGCATTGAATGGCCGTTTTTGGCCTTTTTCCCACTTCACGGTCGGGTCCAGGCCGGCATAGCGCCAGATATGGCCGGCGGTGGGCGCGCGCTTGATGTCGATATGCGCCAGCATGCCCGCCGCGATGATCGGGCCGATGCCGATCTGGCTGCGCATCCACTCGCCGATGAGGTTCCCGCTGCTGTAGGCGTCCAGCGCGCGGGCCACGCGCTGCTCCAGGGCGTGGCGCTGGTCGAGCAGCCAGGCCATGAAGTCGTTGGGCTCGGCCGCCTCGCCCAGGCTCCGCACCTGATGCGCCGCCCTGATCCTGTCCTCCTGCATCTGGTAGTAAGAGTCACAAAGAAACCGGGCCTCGGCGTCGGACAGGACGCGCGCGGCTTGCAGCAGATCGCGGGTCAGGCGGGCGATGGGCGACAGGTCGATGCCGGCGTGGGCGTCATCCAGCGGGGTCATATTGGCTCCTTGGGGGTCAACTAATTGTGCTAGGCGTGATATTGGCTGTTATCGCGCGTAAGGCGGGCGGCGTTGCCTCGGCGATCTTCTCCAGTGCCTCCCGCAGGCGGTCGGTGTCGTTCATGGCTTCGGCTCCAGTGCGGCGCGGGCCTTGGCTTCCCACACCGTTAGATCGTGGTCGTATTGTTCCTGAACCCACAGAGCGGGCGTGGCGCTTTGCGTCATCATCGGGTTGTCGCCGGGGCGCGGTATTGCGCTATCCAGGCGTCTGGCGCGAACGCACAAGTCCACCCCCTCCGATAGAAGCACGGACAATTCTCGGCTGGCGGCCCGCAGGCGGGCGTTCTCGGCGTCCAGGCCAAGGATGTCGTGCTTGGCATCGAATAGGGCATGAACCACTTGCGCGTTGCTTCCGGCGGCGATGGCTGGAGGCTCACCGGCGCGCCATTGCTCTATGGATCGGGCGAGTTTCATGGCATGGGCTCTGCCCGCTGCTCCTCATGCTTGCGCTCGACATAGGCCATGAACGCGGCCAGCACGTCCGGCTCAAGGAATACCTGATCGTGCACGTCGATACCGTTCCACGCGGCGAGTTTGAACTGGTAGCCGTCAAAACTGGCGTAGAGGCCGTCGCCGAGATAGACCTCGCCGGGCTTGTCGCTCATGTCGGGCTCCTTGTGGGTGTCCAATGTCGGATGTCATCAGGAAACGGTCGTTTGGACGCGGTTGCGACAATGGACGGCGCGCATCAAAACAGCAGAGATAGAAGGCAGGACACGATCACGCCGAACATGGCGACGGCCATGATGGCCGCGATGAGGCCGAACTGGGTCATTTCCGATTCCTTCTCCGGGACTGCCCGAGACGCGACGATGAAACGGCCGTTTGCTTCAATCTCGTCTCCATTGCCGGCCGATTTCAACGGCATAACCATGTGCAAGGGATCCTTGCGCGGGGTCACGACGCCAGCGCCCGGAAGGTGCGAAGCTCCACCCGCGTTAGCTGGTCGGACTCCTGGCAGATGCGCTGTGCGAGGTCGCCCAGCCGCTCGGCCACGTCGCGGCGGCTCGCCTGCAACGGCATGTGTATCCCGCCCCCCGTCGCCATCGCCAACTCGGCCAAGAGCATTGCCTCCTGGCCGTCTGCGCCAACGCCGATCCACACGTGGATCTCGGTGATGGCGCCAGGCTCCAGAGGCAAGTCGATAAGTTCGACGGGGCGGCCTCGGCGGGTCATGTGCAAGGAATCCTTGTGCGGCCGCAAACACGTCAACGCGTGTGCATCCCCCGCAAGGCGTCGATCGCCACGTCGAGGCACGCCTGCCGCCAGTCGGCGTCGGTGAGCTTCATCTTCCCCTCCTGCACCCAGCGCCGATACACCCTGTCGCGCTGGATCTGCTCGCGCTCAAGCTCGGCGACGGCGTCTGCGATGGTGGGGGCGATGAGCCCATGCGGGCGCTGGGACTGGCTCATGGCTTCGGGCCAGGCACCGCGCCCTCGGCGGCTTCCTTCATCGCAAACCACATGAGCCTCACCGTATGGTGCAGAATCGTGCCGCCGGTTCGGTCGCGGTATGCGTCCACGCCGGCTTGTATCTGATCGTCGGTCGGCGCCGCGGGACAGCGTTCACGGTCGCTCACGGCTTCGGCCCCGGCCATGTGTCATCCGCCTCGGCAGGCTCGGCGCTCGCCTCCGCCTCGGGCCACTTGGCGAAGGCATCGGCGAGCAGGCCATTGATCTCGTCCCGCACCCACTGCGGCGCGGTTTCGAGCGCATCGAGGACAGTGGGGCGCCCGCCGATCTCGACCACGGCGGCGCGCTTGGCGGCGCCTTCGGTGGCCTGGCGCAGCCGCTCAAGCCATGCCTTCCACTGATCCTCGGTGCGCCCTGGCGGCGCGGACTTTACTGACGCGCCGGTATCGTAGATTGCGGCGGCCTTCGCCACACGGGCCTCGCGCGTCTCGGCCTGGCGGCGCATCGCCTCGCCGTCGTCATCATCCTCGCCCACCGTGACGACGTTGAAAACCATGCTCAACAGGTAGCGGCGCAGGTAGGTCACGGCGCTGCCGACTGCCTGGACGGGCGTGGTGGCGGTGCGCCCGCCCTGCGACCCGGCGTTGCCGGTCGGGCTGTCGAGGTAGCTCTCTTCGAAATACCCGGCGGCGTGGGCGACGGTGCAGGTGATCCTGATATGGCCTTCCAGTGGGGCAGGGGCGCTGCCGTAGCGGACGCTGAAGCCGTGCCGGGTGTAGATCGGGCGGATGGCGCTGTCGATCGTCTCCAGCTTCGCGTATTTGTTGCGCAGATGGTCGTTTTTAGAGTCGCGCACCACCGGCAGCATCTCGGTCTGCGCCTCGGACATGGCGATGTTGAACGCGCGGCGGGCGCGCTCGTGTTCCATGTCGCGCTGGAGCTTCAGCAGTTCGCCGAATTTTGCCACGTCGAACTCGGTGTCGCGGCTGGCGCGCTCGATGAAGGACATGAGGGCGCCGTTGCTGATCTCGGCGGGGATGATGGCGTTCATTGGCGGCCTCCGGTGATGACAGCGAAAAGCGGCAGGGGGGGGATATCCAGCGCGCCGACAGGCCGCCGGATCGCGGGGGCG